TGACTTCTAGTTGTTCATCACCCCAATCAGGGGAAAATTGCCATGACGACGAATAAGGGTGCTTACCCGGAACCTTGCACTCTGGATCGCCGCACCCGCATTTGCCTTTAGCGATTGGATACAGGCCAAAGATACGGAACCCTGCCTCACGAAATTCTTGATACTGCAACGCAAGCCCCTCTGATGTGGCGTTAGGTGTAACATGGCTTGCGGGGTAGCGTCAAGGGGGATCATATGTGAATTTTATGTCGTCAAAGTCAGTTTCATCTAGAACGTGCGTTTCTACCCAATCAACTTTCCACCCGTTTGCGGACTTACACCGAAACGTCGTAAGGTGCGAAACCTGCCCTCTAGTAAGCATAAATTTTTCAGCAAGTTGACTTTGATAACCAATAAAGTCCCCAAATATTGGGTGTAAGAACTTGAAAACCCTAGTTTTTATGTGTTTAGGCATTGGAAAATCCTTATATGAACCGTAATTATGGCACAAGAAATATCGTTGGTCAATCGCAGAATTATGGATAGCTATCCATTAATGGATATTCAGACGTTAACCATTTGATTTTAAGTGGTTATAATAGCTTAGCGACTATTCAGCCCCCCCTTATATAGGTAGGTAAAAAAGGATACATAATACACACCCCTTAGACACAGAAAAATCAATGAAACGTAGAAATTCAGAAGAGAGGTGTAAACTGACTATCTTACTAAGTATAATTATTATAGATATATATAACCCTTATTTCATTAGAGCCAAAGCGCTTTGGAAGATTGTAGGATAGGATATTCAAGTCTTGCTATCTAGGATATTCTGCGGTATCCTATCAGGGTAACACTCAACAAAAGGACACCACACCCATGGATACCGACCTACACTACCAATGGAGCAACCACCCTCCATACTCCGAAGTCACCATAAACCAAGGCGCAGTGTGCGATACGGTAACATACACCAACCGCCTGACATCATACTCCGACACACTGATTGAGTTTGTGCTGTCAGGGCACACGTTTGTTGTGGTCCAAGGCGATGGAAATCAACCTGACAAGCTATTCACTACCGCAGCCATTGGATGGATTAGCCCGGAACCGTTATCGCTTGGTGAAGGCGAAACAGGCACAGTGCAGATTTGTCCGATGGGGTTAAGTTAGGGGTTGACGCGGGTGTGTGGTTGGGGTAGTGTTTAGGTATAGAGACAACGCAAACCGGAGTAGATGAAAATGACCAAAACACAAGCACTGAAAGTATGGGCTGAAGTTTACACTAAAGTTCAGATGGCATCTTCAGTAAAACCTTACTGTCTGAAAACTGCCGTTGAGTATGGAGTTATGGACATGGTAAACCAGACCAAAGGAATGGACGATGCCGCCGCTGCATTCATGATTAACGATGACGCTGAGTGGATGATGGAGAAGCTGGCATGAATGAGATAACTAAAGATAAGTTTTATTCATTTATAAATCCAAAAAACGTTTCCGGTAGGATAGTGAATAACAAGTGGCCTTACGAAACTCATTTTTATGTTCAATCTCAGCCTAGCCATATCATAGCTAAGACGGTTGGTTATTTAGAAGGTGTGTTTGAAAAGTGTAGATATTACACAGAATAGGGGTTGACGTGGGTGGTATATCCGCGTATCGTATCCATATGACCCGCGCACAATTTATCAAACACCACCGCCAGCACGCAACAGTGCTGGTATACCGCCACCCGGATATGTTCCGCGTAACTGCAACATCCAAACATAAAATCGAAGGAAACACTATGATTATCGGACGCCGTGTTGTCGACCTGACTGGCTGGACTGTGGCGGTGAAGCCATGACGCCCGGTGATCGTAACCACATAACCGCGCTACCCGGCTCCGGCATCATCTTCTGGGGTGTTATCGGGTGGCTTGCAATCATCGCCGTAATCATGCTTACCTAACGCATGGATAATTTGTTCGACTGGATCGCAGGCACTACCAACGCAACACCGCCCGGTGATTATCAGGCGGCATACCGTGCGCTACTCATCACCGACTGGCAACGAACCTGCGAGCACTGCCGCATGAATGGTATCAATCCACCGTGGCAGCTTGAACCAGAGGACTTGCAGCAGGACGAGGCAAGACTACTTGCATATTGCGCTGATTACAATGGCGTTAAGTGGGCGGACAATTCCAACGCGGTTTGCCTAACCACAACGAAAGACATTGGCCTAACTGCAATCGGTAATGCTAAAGCTGTAATCCTGCGTTGTTTGCGTCTTGGGTATATTAGTGCTAAGTTTTCCAGTGAGGGTGTGTTTATTCTTAATGCTACAAGGCTAGGGATGGACATGCTTGAGGATTATGAATATCAGGTTGAGTTAGGTATTCTCTAATTCCAGAGAACAGGAAATATGGCAAATCCTAACCCATCACCTGAAAACCGATTTCAGCCCGGCCAATCTGGCAATCCGGGCGGCATCAATTCGGAAACACATCGACTTATTAAAGAGAACGCAGAACGCGCTGCTCGTATTCAGCATATGTTGCTTGATGGCCTAGAAAAGAAACTCACTGATGCATCGCCTGATGAATGTGAGGCTATCCTGCGCGCTGATGTGAATAAGATCATTGGCGATGCGCTTGATAGGCATTTGGGTAAAGCCACTCAGCCCATCGACAACACCTCATCGGACGGCACTATGGCCCCAACAGTGATTAACCTAGTCCCTGTGGCCGCAACGAAGGCCGTGTAGGGTACATGTCTTGTTTTTGGCGGTATGGGTAGCTTGCGCGAGAGATTGCGCTGTATGTAGCTAAAATATGTGTTGACGCGGTTATGTGTTGGGTGTAGTGTGTTTGTATAGAGACATACAGCACAAGGAACCGCACCAAATGGCACATAAAATACACCTAGCCCAAGGCGTAGATGGAACAACCGCCTGTTCGTGTGTTGGAGAGCGCAACGGCAAAATAATCCGTAACTCGCGCACCAAATACCAGCATATGGGCGCTGTTTCAGTTACACCAGAAGAATTTCGCGCAACCCCGGCTGCAGATCGTTGCGCGCATTGCTGCGATAGGTTCACACCTATGATGAACGCACGCCGCGCTAAGGTTGGTAAGCCGCTATACGCAGACGCAATGACAAAAACCATGAAGTAAACCAGAGAGCCGGGCCAATCGCCCGGTTTTTGCCTATCTAGCGCCGTAACGCTATACTCAGCGCATGGAAGTCAACGTCAATATCCCTGCCGCTCTAGCACCAGTATTTGCGCCGCCTATAGGGGCTGTGGCATATCGTGGTGCATATGGTGGCCGGGGTAGCGCTAAGACCCGCACATTCGCGCGGATGGTGGCTCTGCGGGCGCTTGTGTTTGAGACTATGGGATTACGTGGCGCGATCCTGTGCGGTCGTGAGTTCATGGGGTCTCTTGCGGATAGTTCAATGGAAGAGCTTAAGTCTGTTATCCAAGAGGACGACTGGCTAGCTGCGCATTTCTCAATCGGTAAGGAATACATCCGCACTAAGTCTGGAAACATATGGTTTCTGTTTGTAGGCTTGCGGCATAACCTTGACAGCTTGAAGTCTAAAGCTAAGGTGCTGCTGACTTGGATTGACGAAGCGGAAAACGTGTCAGAACTTGCATGGCGTAAGCTAATCGCAACAGTCATGCGTGAACCTAACTCCGAGATATGGCTAACGTGGAACCCGGAAAGCGAGGAAAGCGCAACGCATAAGCGCTTCCGGGTTTCCTACGATCCAAAGCGCATGGTTATTGTTGAATGTAACTGGTCAGATAACCCGTGGTTTCCGCAGGGACTAGAAGATGAACGACTAGCCGATTTAGAGTTTCGCCCCGACACATACGATCACGTCTGGGAAGGGCAGTTTCTAACCCTTACCGAAGCGCAGATCATGGCTGGAAAATTCGAGATTAAGGAGTTTGAAGCTGGTGGGCATGGCTGGCAAGGCCCATATCAAGGTGGTGACTTTGGCTATTCTCAAGACCCTACAGCGGCTATTCGTGCATGGGTTAAAGACAGCTGCCTATGGATTGATTACGAAGCTGGCGGAACGCGTATTGAGATTGACGATATTGTCCGGCGTGTGTCTGAAAAGATCCCGGACTATGCACGGCATGTATCTAGATGGGATAGCGCGCAACCCGGCATGATCTCTCATATCGTGCGCAACGGGTTTAATCGGGCTGTTGGCTGCATTAAGGGTAAGGGTAGCGTAGAGGATGGCATTCAGTTTATCCGCTCATTCAAGCGCGTGTATATTCATCCGCGTTGCGTAGAGACTGCGCGCGAGTTTCGTTTATACAGTTGGCGTATCGACAGGCTGTCTGGCGCTATTATGCCTGAGCCTGTCGATTTGAATAACCATTATATTGATGCGTTGCGGTATGCCATCGAGCCAATTATGAAGCGCGTAGGGATTAATTGGGTTGCGCTGTCTACCTAAGCCCGCGACACCACCTTGAATAGCGGGCGGGAACCTTTGGGTTGGTTGAAGTCCCAATCATCTTCTTCAATGCCTTTCTTACCTACATTAAACGTCTCGCCCGCACCAACCGTTTCCCCATCCTCCCACTTCACCAACTCCACCACATCGCCTTTTTTCAGGTCAAGCTTATGGGCGGGTTGCGGCTTGGTGTAGTGGCGGCGGATTAGGGATACATTGCCAACACCTGATCCATCAGGACGCCAGACTAGATTTGTATCATCGCTTTCATCGAAATAACCATCATTATTATCACGCACCTTAAACACCACCCCATCCGCAGTTTCGTATTTCTTGCCGTGTTTCAGTTTCATCTCATGCACTCCCATGCGTTACTCCCCAGCCTATACCACACCCCAATTTCCATGTCAACACCTTATCGCGTATCATATCCGCAAACATAGGGCGCACTCATGGTTATCGTAAACGACGGTCTGCAAAACGTGGCTTCTGGTATGGTCGCCACCCGTGACAAGGCGCAAAACGTCACGTTCACGGATACCGTCGAAAACCCTTCATATTGGGCTACGGTATACGATAACTCCCGGTTCGCGCAAAAGGTCGTCGATCAAATCCCAGAGGACTGTTTCCGCAAGTGGCGCGCGTGGAAGGGCGAAGATGATCAGAATGAGGCTATCGAAAAACTAGAGAAACGCCTTGGCATCCGTGCTAAACTGCGCCACGCAAAGCAACAGGCACGCATCTTCGGTGAGCATTATCTGTATCTCGATGTGCAGGATGGGCAATCGCCTGATCAGCCATTGAACCTTGATAACGTCAGTCTAGATAGCCTGCGTTTCATTGTTGATATGCCGCGCGGAAACTTAACCGAGGGCGATATTGAAACAGATCCGCTGTCGCCTAACTATGGCAAGCCAAGATATTACTCTGTGTCAGGTTCAACGTCTGGCATCCTGATGATTGACCCTACGCGGGTTATTCGGTTCCACGGCATTGATGCGCCGTCCGGCCATACTGGTATTTATCGCGGGCGTTCGATCTTCAAGGCGCTGATTAATGAATTAACGCAATATCTCGGAACATCGGCTAATATCGCATCGCTTGTATATGAAGCCAAGATTGACATTATCAACGTCCCTGATTTGGCGAACCTTGTTGCTGATCCTGAAACCGAAGCTGCTATTCTAAAACGCTATCAAA